GACATTTACTACTTCAGTAATTTGGTGGCCAGCCATGCTGTTAAGAACGTCAGCCGTGACGCCGCCAGTGGCCGCTGCGCCACTAATTACAACCCAGTCTGTAACTTTAGCGCCGTGTGCCGTATTGGTAATTGTGACTGTGGTGCTTTCGTCGGCAGTAGTAATTGGGTTTATTAAGACTTGGGTGACTGTAGCGCCGCTATCGTGTGCAGCCGCTGATGTGCTGTTAGTGCCACGGGTGCATCCTGTTAAGGTCAGACTGCTAATAGACGAATATGTAATGATTTCAGAGCCGATTATGACTGCGCCAGCCGCTGTAAAGCCAGCCACGCTAACTAAATCAATGCCTGTCTCGCTGTTGTCTAGAGCTTCTGAAGTTGTCGTTGCCGCGTTGGTTTCATCGCGCAGGGGCGTGATGTCATAGACAGCGCCGTTCTCAATGATCAGCAGGTGATTGTGCGTACCGACAGCCAGTCGATCCTCGCCGTCACTGTCTGCCCTCCAGAACACCATGCGTCGGGCAATGCCCTCAATGCTAGTGGCAGTGTTGGTAATGCCGCCAGCGGTGGTTAGCGCATTGATCTGGTCTTTTAACCAGCCGCCCAGCTTTTCTGGGTAGCCGTTCTTAAAGCGCACCAAGTCACTATCGACCCAAAAATTATTTTTGCCCGCCGCGTATTCCGTAAGGTCTTTAACGACACCTGGATTGTATTTTAATAGCTGCAAAGGCATGTGCGTTCCTAAACCATTTTGTGTTAATGTAGCATTTTTTTAGCTTTCAAGCCAACCATGAATTTTCTTTGTTTGCTCTAATCGATCTTCAAGACCATGATAACCGCCGTTTACCCTGCGGGTGATCCGTTTAATTGTATCATCATTGACGCCCTCATCAGCAATTGCAAACAGGCCGTTCTTGTCAAAAAACCACTGGGCAGTCTCAAATGCATAATCTGTTGCTACGGCATCTGGGTTGGTCATAACAGTGTGCAACCCCATGTCAGACGCAAAAGATCTGTAATTGTCATGCCCAGTTAATTGTAAAAAACCTCGCCCGCAAAATAATGCGGCCTGCTCTTCAGTTTTATTTCCCATGCGGCCATTGTAAACTTTACCTGCCAGCGCAGTGGGGTTTTTAGCGTAGGGTTTAGCGTCCTCAACAGTGGCAAAGCGCGACGGCCATACAGCCTGTATGCGCTCTGGGGTGGAATAGTACAGAGATTCACGGACTAATTTAAAGCCACCACTTTCATGTGATGCCTGACCCAGTAGGTGCGCCGCTCGATCACTGGATAATTCATAGTGCTTTGCGATAGCTCTAGCTGTATTTGGCCCAAACGCACCATCAATTGAACTACATCCAATCTTGGTTTGTAGGTTTTTCATTGCATCGCTCATTTCTTACCCCCAAAAAACTTAGTGGCAGATCTCACGGCGAAGCTACTAGCCACGATCACACCTAACGTATATTGATACCACTCAGGCATGGTGGACAGCGCGTCAAACCCGTCAGCCACAGTATTCCTGCCCCATTCACCGCAGAATGACAAAACCAATGGTATGCTGAACAAAATTACCAAAAATTCGTCCTTCCAGCTATTCTGAGTACCCTGCGCCATGATCTTTTCCCAGTCGGCTTCTGAGGTGGCTGCGGATAACATTATCTTTGCTTTCGCATCAGCCTCTGAAACCTTCATTCGCGTCTCAGCGGCCTTGGTTTCGACCTTAGAAGACAACCATGTGCTGGCCAGTGACCCCAGTGGGCCTAATAGAGCTTGAAACATCATTTCTTCCCCATATTGGTTACGCCAAAGAACACCCCGACGATTCCCGCTACGCTGACAAAATACACACCAGCGATGGATGATAGGGCTGACACTGCTTCCTCTAAGCCCACTAGGGCTGTAATCATAATAGAAAACGGATACAGCAACATGCCACTCAACGCGAACCAGACCATAGATCTCTGCTGATCGCGCTTACTGTCCTCATCATCCAAACGGCGGCGGCGATCTTCTAAATCCAAGGCGTCCCATTCTGCTTGGTCTATATCCCCACTTCCGTTGTGGTCAGCCTTTTCAAACTCTGTCATGTTTGGAACTCCATTTTTCGTATTTCATGGCAATGTTTTTATCACGGGTAATTATGACGATTTTTCCTAATTTGTCTATAACTACAAATTTTCGCTTGTAATTATGGACAACCATCAGAACCCGTCGCTCAAACCTTTAAGAATATCTTTCAGACTAACCTTGGCCTTACTGTTTGGCTGGTACAGGCATTCAAACGATTTAGGACACTCGCGGAAACTCAAAGTTGGGTAGTGATACCCTAACGTACCATTTTTACCCGAATATAGGCATATGAGTTCAGGGCCGTTTTTTATGTATTTCCACCGATAACACGTTACATATTCTGGGTTCAGCAGAGAGCTTGCAATAATAATTGGGATTAAACTGTTCATACTACCATTTCCCTTGCGTTGCACCAATGATGTACACCACCAAAGCTAAGATTGCTCCTCCTACAAAGGTGGCCGCAATACCCACGGCCCAGTTAATGCAACTGTCAATAAACTCTTGTTTCTTGTACACAAGCTCGCGCTGCTCTTTACGCTGTTGCGCCTCAATTCTGACAATTTCATCCCAGCTTGAGGGGCCATAATTCCAACTTATGAAAGCGCGAAGCTCCTCGCGCATTTCTGCAAGTTTCTGCTTCTGTGTCCAAATCTCAAGCGCATTTGCCTGAGTATCCGAAAACATTTTGTACATGGGTGGCTTCTGAGCTTTTTTCTCTAGAAAGTCTAAGTCACTGCAAGCCTTACTCCACTGCGAGATTGTACCCGCCATGCCGCTGATTTCTCGACCAACGGAAACTGCCTTTTTTATGCCCGAATAAGCGGCTGATGCTGCGGCCATTGCCGAAATAGGGTCAATCATATACCGCGCACCTTTTTTTTATCGTTCTAACATCCTGTCCATTTTTGCGTCGAGAGTGTCTAATCGGGTTATTAGCCGATCTATGGACGCGGTACTCTCGACTTTCGTCGAATATTCCTTGGCCATCTCCTCCCTAGTCCGATTGAGGAGGATCTGGACGCGCTTCAGTTCGTCATGCTGATTTTTTGCCCACCATACGATGAACGCTAAAGCAGCGGTTAGTCCGACATTCCAAAGCGCGGCCATTTCCATTTAGCTTACAACTTCTGCGTCTTCAGGCTCAGTTGCCAAAGACGTGGTCAGCGCGTTCATAAATGCCATTCGTCCCATTTTTAACTGGTCGATGTTAAAATTAGCAGATCCAATCTTACGATCTAAGTCAGCAACGTGGTTTACCATTACCTTCTGAGTGTCGTTTAATTGGTCTTCAGTATAAGATTTATCGTTGATCGTAATGGTGTTTGTTTTTTTCTCAGCCATTGTGATCTCCTTTCGGGGTTGGGGTTAAAATTATTCAGCAGCCCACGGCATACCTGTAGAGTTAGCTGATGCTGCTATCTTATTAGTGATGCTAGAAGTTATAAGAGCTTCATTCTTTGCACCTACACCGTCAGCCTTACACCAAGCTAATATGTCTGCTTCAGTTAAATCTGCGTATGCTGTGAACCCTGATGCTGTATGGTCAGGTGTGACAGGGACAGTCCGTGTTACTGCCTCAACTATATTAGTGCCGTTACCGTCTGAATTATATTTTATTTTAACAACCTCATCAGCAGTAACTTCACCTTTGTGCAAGTATGACCCTGACCGACTGTGACCTACCTTAGTGTCAGCGTCTACGCCAGAGCAAGACCACTCAACCTTATATACTGCACCTGTTTCAGTAACTTTGTGCATATCCTTAACAGACCATGTGAATGTAATTGCCATATCTTATCCTTCCAATGTCGCTACACGAGCCGTTAAGGCTTCGATTAATGCGTTCTGTTCTTGTATTGCTTTGACTAAGATTGGTACAAACTTGCTATACTGTATTCCATATTGTTTTCCATCACTGGTAAGTGATGTAGTAAGGTTTGCTTTACTGCCAT